CCCACACGGCCTTGAAGTCGCGCAAAGCCTAACCATTGCTGCACCTATTTGCAAGCGAAATCGGCTTGCCTCTAAGTGGAGTGGTCCGCAGATGGTCCGCGCGCCACGAGGTCGCCTCTCGCTCTACAGTTCGAAACAGGCGCGTCAATACCGCCTTGGCCTTTGGGCAGTTCCTTGGGTCGTAGTGCAGGTAGTGGCGGCTGGTTGTCCTCGCGATCCCCCGATTGCTTGGCAGATGCCCCGCGATGGCTGACAGTTCAGCGCCAGGAACGCCCTGCCCATCCATATACGTCGCCACCGTGTGACGGATCGTATAAGGCCGGACCTCACTGCCAAAACCAAGCGCACGGCGCATTGTATTCCACCAGCGCTTACGGCTCTTAACGATCGGGTGCGGTTCATCGCGCCATTGCTGTAGTATGGGCAGCATAGGCTCAATCGTCGGCACAACGGCATTGCGCTTATCTGACAGCGGCGCGTCAACCGGGTGCAGGTCGATAATCTCGCCAAGCCACTGCTGTTCTGGATCGAAAGCCAGCGCTGGTCCAGGCCGGGAGGCGGTCGCCAACATCAAGGCGATCCAGCGCCAAGCGCCTATATCGTCCGCAGCGTATCCAAAAATCGCACCGAGTTCCTTTGTGGTCAGAATTCGGTCGCGCGGTGTGGAGCGCAGCTTGCGATCAACGGAGGCGATCTTAGGGGCCACAATTCGGCCCTCGGCTTCCGCGTGATGAAGCGCAGAGCGCAAGTCCTCAATGTTGCGCTGGACCGTCTCGCCCGTAACGCCCCGGCTTATATGGTGGTAGGTCTTTCCGCCCCAATTGACGGTCCATTCGTGCGGTCCCATGCGCCAACGCCGGAAGCGGGCTATCATGGTCTTGGTTACGTCGGCAACGACTGCGCCGGTTCCAAGTTCGTCTTGCTGCAAGAACCCGATCCAAGCCCGGAAACTGGACTTGATTGTGTCGAGCCTCATTACGTCGTCGCCATGTTCCTTTAGGTAATTGAACAGGTGAGGAACAAGGTTTGATTGGCTCGCATCCTGGCCACGCGACTTCGATTGCTGGTCAGCATAATGCGACCGAATAACCGCCTTGGCCTGTTCTACATCCCTGCACTTAGTGCTTCGATAGACAACGGATCGCGAACGACCTGAATAGGACGCGATCTGCCAGATGTTACCGGCCTTGCCATCGCGTCGCTTGTCGAGCCAGAACTCGCCAAGGATAAGGGGGCTGTCGTCTCTGGGCATAATTCCTCGGTTTCTATCTTGGCTATCAGGTGCAGCACGCCACACCGGGCCATTTCGCGCAACTGCTCATGCGTAAAGGTTGCGCCTGTCTCGTTCCGAAGCGCGCGGCGAAACTTCTGGGCAATATTATGAGCCGTCACGCCACTTCCTCCCCTAGCAGTTCGACCACTTCCCCGCACGTTTCCAGCGCCAGCAGCCGTTCCCATTTGATCGCCACGCCGCGATCCTCGAACGCCAGCGCCAGATCGTAAAAGTCGAACGGGTGCAGGATCGTGCGCAGTTCCGTTTCCGGCGGCTCGGCCTGGATGATTTCAAGGGTCACTTGCGATCCCTCTCTGCCTTTTCCCGGCGCAGCTTCCAGAATTCCGCGTCCTCCTTCGACATGGGCAGGACGCGGGCGAATTGGGCGGCGGGGTTCGAACTGGTGTGAATGCGGTAGGGGGTCATGGATCAGCCCTCCCAACCGTCGCTGGCATCGCTGATCAGCGCGGCATCCGTTTCAGGCTCGACAGCAGGCTCGTCCTCGATTGCCCCTTCCAGCGCGTCCAGGCGCGAAACCGGGGCTTCGGGTTCGGGCCGCTGATCGACCACAGCCAGCGCCGGGGCATCGCCCTTGGCGGTCAGCGTTTCGTCCCGATCGAAAATCTGTTCTTCCAGATCAGTTGACATGGGCAGGCGCTTGGCCAGGCGGCGCATGACGGTCTTGCGGGCCATTTCGCCCCACCATTGCGCCCAGGGGCCGTTCTTGCCCGATCGGGAAACGCTGCGGACCTTTTCGATCTCCTCGAAACTCATGACTTCCAAAAGCTGCGATCCGTCCTTGAGGACCGCCGTGGCATAGGCACCGATCGGCTTGCCGCGCGGCTTGTCCAGCGCAGGGGGGCTATGCTCAACGTCCTCGTCGAAGCCATACCGCACCGTGAAGTGATCGTTTTCGTAAACGACCTGGGCGCTGACCTTGGCCACCTCGCCAGATTGCCGGATCATCTTGAGAACCCCGGCGATCATCGGCATTGCCTGCGCCTTGCTGCCAAACATGACCAGCGCGGCCTCGCGGCCATCGGGTAGCAAGCCGTCCTGCGCCAAGCGGACGCAGGCTCCGAACAGCGACCGGCGATCAGCATTCATGAGGTCAGGGTTGTTCTGTATCGCGGTCAGCGCAACGCGGGTGAACTTCTCAACCGGAACATGGGCGGGCAGCGCGGCCTTAAATTCCGGTGCCATCTGCGTCATGGTCTGGCGAATAACCTGAACCGGGTTCTCCCGGCGTTCGGCAGGAAGGGTAGCCATTAGTTGATCTCCTTGATGGAAAAGCGCCGGTAAGCCTTGCGGCCCTTGATCGTTTCCCCGACCATTCCCGGCGTGATAATGGTGTCGGGAGTTGCCTTGACGGTCGGGGCCTTGACGATGAAGCCTTGCAGCTTCGCCATTCCCGCCTCGCCTAGTTTGTCCATGAGTTCGGCTTTCGCAGCCTCGCGCCGCTTGGCCGCTTCCTTGCTGATTTCATCGGCGGCAAGGAATTCAGCGGCAGCAATCGCGGCCAGGTTGTCGCCAGTAAGGTCGACCAGGTCGTCCGTTCCCGGCGTGTTCAGTTCGGCAATGACCGATCCGTCGCGCGTGTAATCCGGCTTCGGCGCGGTGCCTGCCTTGACCGATTGCCAGAACGCTTCGACACGGCGTTCGATTTCGGCGAACAGCTTGGGGCGGAATTCGATCTGAAAGCGGCGCAGTTCATTGCCGCCGACCAGGATCACAATGTCGCCCCAATTAACCCCGGCGAGGCCCATGTAAGCCATCGCCTGCAACTGGTATTGCAGCGGCGGTTCATCGCCCCAATTCTTCGCCACCAGCCAATCGGCGGTCTTGACTTCGATCAGGCCATCGCCGCGCTGCGGACAGATCACAAGCTGGTCAGGATGCCCGCCTAGCCCCTTGCCGTTTTCGAGGCGCTTGGGCGTCGGGCGGCACTGATAGCCCCACTTGTCGCAGGCCCATTCAATGATCGCCGGTTCCAAACGAATGCCCGCTTCGATACGTTCGTTGCCGCCAAAGTCCGGCGTAGCAATCGTGCCGTTCTTGCGGTGCCACAGTTCGAAATGGGTAAGCCAGGACGAGGCATCAAACAGGGCGGCAACTTCGGACCCGCCGACCACGCTGGCGCGGAATACGTCGTCGCCATCCCCGGCCATGATATTGGTTGCTACGTTCATTCGCTGCATCCTTTGTAGGCAGTGGCATCGTTGCCGCAGAGGTTCGCCCGATCGGCGCGCATCGCGGCATCGAAGGAAAGGACCAAGCCGATCGCCAGCGCGGCCCAAACGAGGTTGCGGAGGCGCAGCGTCATTTCGCGCTCCATTCCGCTTGCAGTTCGTTCCAGCGCGCCTCGCCCATTTCGGCGCGGGCCTGTTCGATCTTGCGGTCCAGGGTGTAGCTGCCAACCACCGTTCCAGCGGTCGGGTCAGGCTTCCATGCGAGCGCTGCTTTGATGCAGGCGGCGCGGGTGCGTTCGGCGCTGGCCATTATGCAGCCTTCCGCATGGCATCGGCCTGCGCCTTGCTGACCGCGACCTTGATCGCGTCGGCAAAAGCATCTGGATCGAACGCCTGAAGGTCAGCCGGAAACATCATGGCGACCGTTTCGCAGGCGAGGCAGTCAGCGCCGGAGATATGCTGGTCGAAGCCGCAGACCGGGCAGCAATGCGCGTTAGGACGGTCGCAGTCCTCGCAGCGCTCTACCGGGTAAGGATCATCAACGGTCGGGCGGCGATACGAATGAACCTCGCCGGTTCCATCGCACGTTTCGCAGTGCGGGACTGCGCTGTAATAGTTCCAAGGTCGCATTGAAAACACTCCCAAGCGGTTTGCTTGGGGACTTAGTCACAGATTGTGACCTTCATGTAAAGCAAAATTTGTCACGTTTTGTGACAGGGTTGCAAAAAGCCGGGAATGGCCGGAAATTGGCAACGTGAATTTACGGATGAAGGATTGCCAATGGCCCTAACCGATGGACAGTTGACCTATGTCGAGCAGCGCGTGATGAACGACGGCCCCAGCGCCGGGGTCGCTTGGCTGCTGTGGATATTACTTGGCTTCTTGGGGGCGCACCGATTCTATTTGGGGCGCAAGCTGTCCGGCTTCCTGCTCCTGGTCGCCACGTTCTTCATTATTGGCCTTGTGTGGTGG